TTATTCTGCTCGTTGCTGTTGATGTTGCTCCCGTAACAACATTGTCCATTCCTAAATTAAAAGTACCACGGACATTTGTTACAGCCATTATGCTTGAATTTGAAAAATGTACATATGCATTTGCATCTGTGTCCGCTTGTGTTGCTTTTTCATCTTCAGTAAACTCATTCGCAGATGTTCTATTGTGATCAAAGATTGTTCTCTGATCAAATGTGCTAAACGAATTTCTTACACCTTCAGATGTATTGACAAAAAATGATTGCACGTTCATTGTCGCGCCAGAGTTTGCACCAGATACATTGGCAAAATTCGTAGAGTTGCCAACAACAAAAGCTCCATATACATTACCAACCAATATTTGTGATGTGTTACCAGCTATAATATAACCATATGCTCCAGTGTTTGCTTGAGTAAGTTTCTCACCTATTGTCAATGTACCAGAGGTGTTTCCATTTAATTGTACATTTGCATATAGAACATCTTTAACCAAACCAATTTGACTAAAGCTATTGTCTGTTGGTATCTCTGATGCTTCATTGTTTGCAAAGTTTACACTGATTCCTATACTATATGCATCTAATTCATAAATCACATTGTTTGCATGGCCATGTGGAGGACTGATTATTCCTCTTGCAGCTGCAACATTAGCAGCGGCCATATTATTAGCTTCAACTGTTGATACAGCATAAGAATAACCACTACCTCGTGTTATTACTTCAACATTCGCAATAGTATTGCTCGATGTGTTTATCATTGCTCTTGCTGTTGCACCGCTGCCATCTCCAGCAACAGTAACATATGGTGTTATCTCCCAAACACTATCTGCTGTACTAGGATTAGTATCCCAGGCTGTACCTATAGTAACTGTTCTTGTGCTACCAGATACAGCAAAGTCTGTTATCTTTCTAAGCTGGCCGCTTCCTGTTCCAGATGCAATATAGATTCCACAATTATTATAAAAATCATCGTTACTGGACATAGTAAAGGCTGAACTATTAACAGTAGCAACTGTAGAGTTTGTTACAGATACAAATGACCCGTTACTAAATTCGTTATAATTATTACCGCTATTTGTTACAACATATGCATCAATTGAACCAGCCACTGCATTGCCCGACGCATTAGCATGAGGATAAACTGGTATATGACCTGATGTTGCAAACTTTGTATAGTTTGAATCCGTAATAGAATACATAAATCGCCACTGATAACCATCAGCAGTTTTAAGATATAATGTATTCAACGAAGAGCTAACATCAGAATACAGAGGTTTTGATGTACTATTTCCGCTGGATTGATTGTTAGCCAAACATTTCCATACGTTATAGTCCGATCCCTCACTTGTTACAACAAAATAATCTGTATTAGGTAAGTCTGTTTGATCATCATAAGAAATATACGAAGTGTTGTTTGCCCATTCAATTTTCTTAACCATATGGACAGCATCGTCGTTTGTCACATGCTTACCAAGAACCATCTCGTCCCATGTTTGAAACTGACTGTTTGTTAATGCAGCATCTGGCGCAGTTACACCGTTAGGTGGAACAGGCTTTCCCTGAACAACATAGTAAATAGAATTAGAGGCCTCTGTCAAGGACTCTTTAAACTGCGCAGCAGAATGCGTTCTAAATTGAGTACGAAGTAATTTTCCCATTATGCTTGACTCACACTACTGTTGGCTACCGAAATATTCAAGTTTGCCTCCGAATTCGACTGGAACTTTCCGAATAATCTAGTTCCTGCCAGATGAACAACGTCCTTTATTACCTTTTCATATTTATCTAATGGCATGTCCACTCTTACCTGATATGAATGCTCTTGATAGAAATCATTGTCGTGAAGATATTTATCTTCGTTTAGGAACCCTTGGTTGTCTCTGTGGTGACCAATTGCAATTCCTGCAGCATTAACAACTGCCGTAGCAGTTACATTGGAAGTTGTATTCCCTCCAGTTAAAGTTAATGTTTCTCCATCCACATATCCATATCCAGATTGTAGGATTTCTATCGTATCAATAACACCTGTTGCTAGGGTTGTATCAACTGTTATATTAGCATTCAATCCTAGATGCTGCTGATTGGCTACGCCTGTAGCATTGGGATTTGTGTTTGGTACCAAATAATAATATGAATTTAAATTGGCCTGCTTAGTATAATCAGTTTTATTAATTGTTGCTCCTATTTTAAAATCATGTTGCGTATCATACATCATTACTTCAACCCACGTATTAGATGTATTTGCCTGAACAATTCTTCCCTGTACACTTCTAGTAGCGGCAACATTAGCATCTCCACTAATATTTGCTGTAGCCAATGAATCAAGACCAGTTAAATTAGCACTAGCATTAATTGCAACAGAATTACCAACTGCGGTATGTTGAATATCTCCACCAACGTTGTCTCTACGTTTAACTTCTTTTATTGTAATTACAGTACTATTTGCTGCAGTAACAGTACCAAATACATTAGCAGAACCATTAAACACATGAACTGCGCCCTCACCAACAGTGAATGTACCACTGACAGATGACACGTTTATGTATTTTTGTTCTAAGTTTTGGGTTTGAATAATAATTACATCGTCCACTTCAAACCCAGAAGAACTTGATCCGCTAAAATTATCATATGATATATTAGCATTGCGTTGATTAAACTTATCAACAAACCTGTTCTGTGGTAGTGCAAAAGGAGCCGCTGTATAATTGTTCCCTGGAGTAAATGAAAAACTATTAATAGATCCTAAGGCAACACTTTGACTGTACGTCAACGAATCATTAAGTTGATTGTCGATACCTCCACCTGATGTTGCTGTTGTATTGATAGTGTTTCCAGTCTTAGGCAACCCATATCCATACTTCATTACTGGTGTCAATGTTCCACTACTACCAGTAGATGTTGTGATTGTGATAGCTGGTGCATGATAATAACCATTTCCATGGCTAGCTAACGTGACACTTGTAATACCACCAGTGCTGTTTGTTGTAATAGTACCGTTGGCATTAAGAGATGGAAGTGCGCCATTTGTTATACCACCATTTGCAAATACCAAAGCGTCACTATTAGCATATCCAGATCCACCAGCAGATATTGTAACTGAGTTAACAATTCCAACTCCGGAATTAGAACCATCAATAACAACATCGAGCATACTGGTATTAGCAGAGTTGTTTGTAGAGATAAAATCTGTATAGACATTTTTAGTCTCAGTGCCTACAGCCAACGTACTGATTGTCATCGTTGCATCAGATCCTAAACGAGTAGCAACAACATTAGCTCTTGTGTTTGTATTTGCTCCATATATAAAATTCTGAGGAGCAGACATAAAGTACGTAGTGGTATTATCAACAAGTCCTATAGCGGTAGTATTTCCACCAACTATCGTCCCTGTTCTATATGCATTCTCATATGCAGTAGAATTCGAATTCAACGTTGCATTGCCAGCAACAAATAATTTCTTAACGCCGGTTTGAACCAATTTAGAAGCAGCACTGATTCCATTAGATACTGCTCCCGATCTCTCTCCTGTTACTTGTTGAGTTACTAAGTTTGAAAAACCATTGGCGGCATTATTAATTGTTAGTACTGTTGAGTTGGCAGCATTAAGATAGCCAAATATAGACGAATTAACACTAACCTTTTCACCAACCTCAAACGCTATTGTATTACTCTGATGATAATAATGAATTTGATTACCAAATGTACCTGTCTCCAAGAACATTGTTACTACACCATTTGCACCAGTATTTTGTGCAATACCAACTCTACCATTCGCAATATAGTTTGTACTGTTAGGTGATGTGATAGATGAGTTTGTTCCTATTACATACGTTGCTGTATTGATAGAATTAGCAAAATATGTATTAGCAGTAGTATAATTAACTACCTCAACTGGTTGGTAAACTTTCTCCAACTTATAAAATACATTACCACCAAAGTCTGCTCTAAATGTAGCATTTGAATTTGTGAAAGTATTGACAGCAACCGTAGCTGTTGAAATTAATACATTGCTTAATGATGCATTTGTACTAAAGCCAAAGCCACCATCAGTAACAGTAAACGCAGCTTTACCTGTACCTGTTTTTGTTCCAGTAACTCTTGCCTTACCATTGATACCAAATTTTGCACTTGTAATAACCATCTCATCACCAACAACCATAGAGTCACCACTCTCTGTAAGAGTTAGTCCAGATAGAGATCCAATTATTTTTGGCTTCATTGCAGAACCAGGATGCGATATTAACTCAGCTCTTTGAAAATTACCAGACAAGGTTGATATATAAAATACGTATTCATTCTTACCTTTAACAGATGTTTTTAATGCTGATTCAACAACAGCAGTAGCTTCTGATATTGATCCAGTAATTGTCTGGCCAACAAACCCTTCCATGTCACTTTCATCATCTCCTACACTTTGATGATGTAGTGCATCAAGTTGCACCTCAAGATATTTTGGATCATAATAATCAGCAACTGAGGTCCGCATTAGGTTTTTGCCGGGAATGTATATTTGACTATCTTTACCAAACACCAACTTAACTAAAAGTTCAACTGCTCGGGGTGTACCTTTAGATCGATACACATCCATAATATGTTTTAGTATAAATGGTTTAGTCTGTGATGTTGTTTTTGGAAAACCAAAAAGATACTGCCTTCGAAAGTGTTCTAAAAAGTCATCAATACTTTGATCAACATCTCCATATTCTAAAATATTTCTCGAGACGTATAGCGGATGATCTGCAGGCGTATTGCTTGTACCAGACTGTTCCAGGAACTCATAATATGCCTTAACAAAGGCAACCATTATGGGTCCATCAGTCCTGTATATTGCAGGAAACTGCTCTTCTACTAGTGGTGATATCCAATTTTCGATATCGTAAAGTGCCATCTTATTCTCTTACGCCATTTATTGTTACTGTTACATCTCCGTCCGCAATCTCAACAATATCACTATTCTTTGTTGTAATATCATTTGTATTACTCCTGGCATAAAGTTTTATTGTTGTACCAGTTGTTATAGCGTTAATAGTAACATTTGTAATTGATACGTTGCCAGAGCCATAACTAACACTACCAGCATTGGCTTCAAGTACCTGGAGAGAACTCGAGTTGGCAACAACAATTTGAAGAGTGCCCGTTCCATCATCTCTAAAGGATGCGCCAGTAGTACTATTAAATGTAAATGTTTCTGATGAAACAGCTGGTGTGGAAAATCCTGTATAACTTCCTTGCGTATTGGCAGATATAGGATTATCTTGTTTTAACGGATTATGAAAATCAATAGTTTTAGTATAGGCCGCGTTTAGTTTTGGATTGATAGTTTTGTATATTGTTGCGTTTGTTTCATTGCTCAATATAGCAGTATCAGACTCATTAATCTTTTCTACTAACTTACTATGTCTCATCGTTTTCTTAAAATCAGTTAAGTTATCACTGCTAAACGTATTAATAGCACTTTCCACAGAAACTTTGATATCATTTGCTTGGCTATCTGTTGCATTAATATTGTATATAATTGAGCTATCAATTTTAATTGACAATGTACCAGCATCGATAACTCTAGGCTCAACTGCGATAGAGCTTTTAGGACCTATGAAGTCTACCATAGCCTGTTTTCTTGATTGAGGCAACGTAGTATATACATTACTTTTGGCAACCATTATCACTTTACCAAATTCTGGTGGATCGGCGTCTTCACCACCATATACATTCAAGGCCGTGATGTCAGGAAACTCATTTTTAACAAGGGTTTCATAATCAGTTACTGTAACTGCTCTCTCTTGTACTGATAGTGCTCTTGGTGCTGCAAATTTAACATCATCAACCTCTTGCTTGTCACCACCTCCCGTAGCCTTTGTAATCAATGCTGTTGAGACAGTGCTGTAACCACCAACTGTACCTGTGGCAGTAAAGCTATTTGCTCCATCCGAATCGTCTTTATTGCTTGCACGATACGAAGCCTCTACAATATTTCCATCTGTTAATTTTCTTCCAAATGTGTCATTGCCAAACACTATTTCATATGACCCGTTCGACGCCGCTTGGATAAAAAACACATTAGATGTGCTAGTAACACCAAATAAGGAGTTTGATCTTGTCCATGTTGTATTTGTTGTATCAGTATTTGATGTTCTAACCTTAACAGTCAAGCTCGACGTATCTATATCTTGGTTATTAATGTAATATGTGTTCTGACTATTAGCAACCAAATAAAACTCATTAACCACTTCTCCTTCATATATGTCGACATTCGATGCCGTATATGAACTACCAGAATTTAAAACGAGAGAGCTATTTGTGGAAAATGTATAAACATTATCGCCAACAGTAGTTTGAAATTCAGTCAATCTTGGAACTGTGATTGTGTGAGGACTGTCCGATGGTGTTACTGTTATGTCAACGTGTGCTACAGATGATCGACGAGATGTCGGCATATAATTCATTTGCTTAGCATGAGAATATACACTGTCACGGATTTGTGCGCTATCCAAGAACATCTCTGATGCAACAGCATTTAGATGTATTGCGTTATAATATGTATTGTAGGCTAGCACATCCAACAAAACAGACATATTAGATCCATCGAAATTATAATCTTGAAAAATGTTCTGTGCTGACAAATATGTTTTTAAATTTGATTTAATATCATCAAATTCTAAATTTGCTACAATAAATTCTGCATTAGAAGTAGTGGCCATTTACCTAACTCTCTTTAGTATGACATCGAATTCGACAGTGTTCTCACTATTTATCAGTCTAAAATAAATCTTTACAACAATACTAGCATTGTCTACAGTTGGATGCACAACACAATTAACTAATTCTGCTCTCGGCTCATGATTGTCAAAGACATTTTGAATATGGTTTTTCATTATCTCTGCCATCGATGGCGTCCAATTTTCAAACAACATCCCTTGAATATTAGATCCAAGCTCTGGTTGATATGGTCTCTCATATTTGTCTGTAAGCAAAAGATTACGAATCGATTGTTTTACAGCATCTTCGTTCGTCTTTTTGTTCAACATCCCTGATGTAGGACTTCGAGAGAAATCTGTAAAGAAGTCTGAAAAAATGACAGCCTTTACTGTATTTGCTGTTACTGCTGATACCTTACTCATTAGTCTATATCTCCCCTCTTGGATCGTAATCTTTTTCTTTCGATACTTCATCAGGTTCAGGAATAAAAGTTTTGTTTTTAAGGGCGTCTGGAAAGACGTTTGATGATTTCGGCACTTTCGGAATATATGTACCAGGAGGAGGCTCAATCGTCTCCATCTTTACCGGTGTTTTGCAACGATTTCCAAACAATGCAATGACCCCACCCATACTTTTAATATTTGGAACATCACTAAAACTAAGGGTGCCGGCCGCTATTTTTTCTATAAGGGCGGGAATTATTTTTGCAGGTTGACAAGAAGCAACTAATGGAATGTCGCCAGGCCTAAAATTGAGGCCGTTGACAGTTGCTTCAAGAGCTTTTATCTCCTTGATGGC